TTTTTTTTTTTTNTNTTNATTTTTTTTTTTTTTTTTTGATACATATAATATATTAATATAAAATATTAAAAATTGAATAAATAAAGTAATTCATTTAAAAAATAAATGTATTCTAATAAATTTAGAAAATATAATCAACAAAAAATTTATAATTTTTTTACAAATATTGTAAATCAATTTGAAATTAAAGAAAATAAAAAATTAATATATCAAAGCAATAAATTTGAATTAAAAAAATTACAAAATGTTTCAATCGACGATATTATTTGTGATTCCAAAACGGACTTAGTGTGGTTAAAAAAACACAATATTAAAAATAATCATTTAATTTTAGAAAATCCAAATTTTAATGTTAAATGGTTTGATTTATTTGATAAAGAATATATAAACCAAAATAAAATAATTTTCAAAATACTAAGTTATAGTAATTTATTTGAAAAAGAATGGTTATTAAAATTTCCTAATATGAATTGGTTATATACAGAATTAGTTAAACATAAAAACTTTGATTATGAATGTTTTATGTTAGTAAAAAATAATTTTGTTTATATTGAACCATATATATATCATAATAAAAACTTTGATATAAAGTGGATAATTGAAAATCCAGAACTACCTTGGAATATGGAAATGATTTTTGCCAGTGATAATTTTGAATTGGAATGGTTAACACATTTTCCTAAAAAAACTTTCACGCAGAAAGAATTATATTATATATACAAACATAAAAACTTTGATATAGATTGGATTGAAAAGTTGGGAATAGAACCAGATTTTAAATTAATCAGCACTAATAATAATTTAACTGAAAAATGGTTTTTAAAATATCCTAGTTCTAATTGGGAAACTAACCTAATTAAAACTAGCAAAAATTATAAAACAAGTTGGATTATAGAATATCCTTTCTTAGAATGGGAACAATATTTCTATTCTCATAATTATACTTGTGATAAAAAACTAAGAGATATATCAGACTTTACGATTGAGATGTTTTTAGAAAATCCAAACGCAAATTGGAATTATCAAGAAATCTCAAGTAGTAAATATTTTAATGAATCTTGGTTTAAAATACCAAATTTACTATTAAAAAAACTTGATTTATCAATACTTATAAAAAATCCTAATTTTCGAATAGATTGGGTTAAAAATAATCCTGAATTAAATTGGAATTTTGGAAAACTAACTTATTCAAATAAATTTGAACTGGAATGGCTTAATATATTTCTATCAAATGAAAATTATAATAAGTTAGTTGACCAAAATATTATTTATTCCAATATTGTAAGTAATTCTAAATTTAAAATAGAATGGTTAGAACAATATCCCATTTTAAAAGAATATACTTATTTTTATAGAATTCTAAATCCAAATTTCCAATTAGAATGGTTAGATAAATACCCAGAATTAAATTGGAATTTGGCACATATTTCTAAAACTAAAAATTTAACTTATGAATGGTTTTTAAAAAATCCACATATAAAATGGAAATATATTGATTTATTTAAAAATGAAAATTTTATTAGGTCGATGAGTTTATATAATCTAAAATATTATATGAAAATTGTAAAAATACAAATGTGGTGGGCAAGAATATATCATTCGCCATATACTGAAATCGGAAAGAGAGTTCAAAAAAGAAAATATGAAGAATTATTTTCAAGTAATTAATAGATAAATATATGTGGTTAAACCAAAGAGAATACCTCCCCATATTCCATCTACTAATACTGTTTTTAAATCCCATTTTTTAAATACTGCTAAATTAGTGCTTTCATATACTCCATAAATAATCCAACCAAAAATTACGGCATCTCTAACAATTTGATAATTATTTTTATAATTTTTTTTATTTTTAATAATGAAGTAATATAAACCAAAAATCATAATTGGATAACATATTGCAGCTCCTAAATAATTCAATTTAATATCTGAACCCTGAATAGTTTTAATTTGTTTGTTGAAAAATCCTTTAATTAAGGTTAAATAAATTGAATCAATAACGAGCATAATAATTGCTATATAAATAATATTTTTTATCATATAATATTAATTTATAAAAAAATATATACATAATATAAAATGAATAATGAAATAGAAATTACACAATCTAAAAATTTTGAAACGGACGAAATTATTTGCCAATTGAAATCTTGTGATAAAAAAACACCCAAATTCTCTCTAGACGGACAAATGAAACTTTGTAAAGTTGTTGATATTTACGACGGAGATACTTGTAGAGTAGTATTCAATCATAATGGACATATTAATAAATGGAATATTAGAATGAATGGATATGATTCGCCAGAAATGCGACCTTCTAAATCATTAGAGAATAGATTGGAAATAAAAAAAAAAGCAGTAGAATCTAAAAACTTCTTAAAATCATTAATCGCAAATTCGCCCGACCAATTAGTATATTTAAAATGCGGGGGATTTGATAAATATGGTAGATTATTAGGTGAATTATTTGTAAATCACGAAGACGAAATATCTGTAAATCAACAAATGATAGATAATAATTATGGTTATGTTTATCACGGTGGAACTAAAAAAATATAATTATTAATAATATATTGAAGAATTATAAAAAAATAAAATATATATATATATGATTAAAAAAACAAAAAAAGGAGGCGCGTATAGAAATCAACATTCAATTAAAGGTTCAAATATATTTGAAAATACAATTTTTAAGGCAATATATAAAGGACATTATGGAGATATTGATTTAATAAAAAGAACTTTATTGTTAGAAAAAGAAAAAAATAAAACAATATTCAAAAAAGATCAAGTATATTATAATTTTTTATTATCACTAATTCAATATTCAATACCAATAAGAAAACATATTTTTATGTATTTTTGGGGTTTAATAAGTAATTATAATCCTAAAATAGAAAAAAATACACAAACCTTATCTCTAGAAAAAAATGTTATTGCTTATAATAAGATACATAAAATTGATTATAACCAAAACATTGTAGAAGGTGATATTGTTTTTATATGTATTGTATGTAAAAAATTATATTATGCTGATTTATTATTAGATGATTATATAAAAAATAATAATAAAATATCTAGAACTGGAAAAATTAATAATGAAGTTAAGGATATATTTAATTTATTATATAGTTATTTAGATGATACTTTAGAAAATGTAATTTCGAAATTAATAATTAAAATTATAAAAAAAATAATAAGTTTGGGTTATGATATAAATAAAGTAATATCTCCGAGTAAACATAATTGTATAGAACACGCATTACGTAAAAATAATATATTTTTTATTAAAGAAATGAAAAATTTTTTAAATTTATCATATAATAATAAATCGGGGGTTTTAGGATTTAATAAAGTAGATTATTTATTTACAGCTTTTTATTATTCAGATATTGAAATATTCGATATTATTTTATCACGTTGTAATGAAAAAAATTTTTTTAAAATATATAATAGTGTTGACGGTAAAATAAAAGAAGAAATTGTAAATTTTTTTTTGAATTTTCATTCAATGTTTAATATAGAAGCCTACATTAAATTTTTCAAATTATTTAATAAAATTTCTATAAGAAATGAAAGATATTTAAGAAAAGTTTTTAGAGAAAATATGATATTTAAAGCATATAAAAAAGAAATAATAATAAATTTATTATTAAATTATGATAAAATTTATAATTCTGTACAAATAGGTTTATATATGAATAAATTTTTAAATTTTTGTTTTAGCGAATTTATAGATATTAATTTGAAAATTAAATTTAATAGTTTATTTCAAAATGTACCAATAATACCACAGCAAAATAAATTAATAAACTTAATTAATATTATGTCTTTATTTAATGTCTATGGGGCGTTTAAGTACTTATTAAATAAAGGAGCAAATTTTAATGATAATTATATAGGTTTATTTTCAGAATCCTTAAATATTATTGGATTTATTACTGAATTAAATATAGTTGAAACATATTTAATTAATAAATCTTTTGAAATACGCAAAAATAATGATAATTTTGATATTATATATTTATTGGGGATAAAAAATAAAGGCATATTAAGATTAGAATTAAATCCAGAATTAGCAGATTTTATATATTTTAATTTACCAGAAGATTTACATCACCAATTTCAAGGTGCTCCTATTTCTACAAATATTGTAGATTTAGTATTAATAATGGGAAACATAGCATTGGCAGACTTTTTAAATATATATTTAATAGAACCAACTTATAATAGTAATATAAAAACACCTATTACCCCTCCTCCAAATTTTAATACACCTCCTACAAGTGAATTACCCTCATATAGGAGTAATTCATGGATTAATATTAATAGTAGTAATATTAGGAATTTTAAAGGAGGGAAAAGAAAAACTAAAAGAAAACATAAAAGAATTATTTAAATTATAATTTAATTTTATTTTATTTATTTTATTTTATTTTTTTTTCCTACTTGGTTGTTTTTTCCTACTTGGTTGTTTTTTCTTTATACCTGCAACTTTTGGCATATCCCGAATGATATAATTACAATCTTCACCAAATAAGAGTTTATTTTCAGTAAATAATTTACCATTAATAGTAGTTTTAGAAAAATAATAAACTTTTTTAATACTACAGTTCTTAAAAGCATTGCTTTCAATATATATATTTTCTTTATTGCTAAAAGTTATTTCGTCTAGTTCCCAGCAATCAAAAAATGCCTTTGTTTGTATTTTTGTTAATTTTTCTGGAAAAGTTATTTTTTGTAATTTTTGACAACCTAAAAACGCTCTTTGTTTTATTTCGGTTAGTTCTGTCATTTCATCTAAATTAATTTCGTTTAATTCTTTGCAACCACTAAATACTTCTTTTTTTAATATTTTTATATTTATAGATAATGTTACTTTGTTAAGATTTGTACAACCCTTAAATACATCATTACCTAATTTTTTTACTGAGTTAGGTATTTCTATTTCTTCTAATGCTGAACAATTTTCAAATGAATAATCTGTAATTTCTTCTACTTTACTTACTTGTTCAAATTCTACTGTTTTTAAATTAGAACAATGTCCAAAAGCAGAAAGTAAACTTGTAACATTATTTTTTATTTTAACTTTTTTTAGACTATAATAACCCCAATAAGAAGAGTATATAATATTTTTATATCCTCCTGCTTCTATTTCTGTTACAAAATCTTCTCCTATTGCACGTAATGTATTAAGTGAATTTGCTCTTCCAATATCAGTAAGACTGTTTTCGTATTCATCTTCATCAACACCTTTATTATAAACAAAAGGTCTACAACTAGTATGAATATATATACCCTGACCATTTATAGCTAATAAATCTGATAATTTTATTTCATCCGGTTTAAATTCTACAACTTGACCATCATAATTTAACATATTATTTATTTTTGTTAGTTCCGAATCATTATCATTGTAATAATAATCAATTAATTCTGTTATAGTTTCAAAAGTTTTACCTTCTTCAGGATGTCTAAAATCAAAATATGGCATTATTTTTTTTAAATCTTCAAAAGTTTTATTTTTATTAAATTCTAATATTTTTTTTGTATGGTATGGACTAATATCAAGTGAATTTGATTTATATGCTCCTGTTAACCTATTATTTTTTCCCTCAGAAATTTTTGTATTTTGTCTATTAAATTGTTCAAATGTCGTTAATCCAATTCTTCTTAATCTACCAATCCCTGTATATATATGGTCATAATAAGATTGTGTTGTTTTATATTTACACTTCAGTCTCTCTTTATCTTCTGTTGGTAGTATATTAAAATAAGAACTATAATGAAATGTTACAGTTGGAAATATTTTTTTTAAATCCTTTAATCTGTTATCCATTTCTTGTTTTGTAGTAATTTTTACTTTAAATTTGTCTTGAACTTCGGTGTGTTCTAAGGGTTTAGTATTGTCAATTACTGATTCTATACCAGAAACTCCAATAAAAATTAATAATGTATTCTCAGGAACTAAAAAACAATCTGTTAATTGCAGAGAGTGACTATTTTGTATATATATGCTTGGATTATTATTTGAATGACTGGTTCTTAATTTAAGAATTTCTGTTTTTCTTTTTTCATTTTCTTGTTTTATTCTTTTTGTTTCTTTTTTTAATTCTACAGTTCTTATTGCTTTTTTTAATTCATTATTAGACATATTATTAAAAGGAACTACCCCTAAATTATTTTCGTTAAACGTTCTTTTATTATAAGCGCCATGATTTACTTTTTTTGTAAAAAAACTTTTTATTGTTTGTAAAGAACCACCTTTTAATTTAAGATTATTTTTATTTTTTTTAGTTGTCTTCTTTAATTTATTTTTAATAAGTATTTCTTTAATTTTTCTATCATTCATATTACCAGATTCAAAATCCAAATAATCTAATAATTTTTTAATTATTAAACTTTGATTTTTTGCCTCATACCAAGTTTTACTATTATCTTTCTTATATACCATTTTATTAGTTTTTTTATTATATCCTATTAAACCACTCTTATTTTTATCCCATAATGAAGAACCAATCCATACAGAGGTATCTTTATGACATTCGATAATTTCTTTCTTCATATATAAAATAATAAAATATTTTTATAATATAAATGAAAATATTAGTAACCGGAGGAACCGGATTAGTTGGTTCCGCAATAAGAAAAATAATAAAAGATTATCCTACTTATGAATTTATATTTGTAAGTAGTAAGGAATATGATTTAACAAGTTTAACAGAAACAAGAATGTTATTTTTAAGTAATGACCCAGATATAGTAATTCATTTAGCAGCTAATGTTGGTGGTTTATATAAAAATATGGAAAAAAAGGTAGAAATATTAGAAGATAATTTACAAATTAATTTTAATATAGTTCAATGTTGTTATAAATATAATATAAAAAAACTAATTGCGTGTCTGTCTACTTGTATTTTCCCACATAATACAGAATATCCAATTAATGAAAATATGTTACATAATAGTGAACCACACTTTTCAAATGAAGGATATGCCTACGCTAAAAGAATGATGGAAATACATATAAGAAAATATAGAGAACAATACAATAAAGATTTTATTTGTATTATACCTTCCAATATATACGGACCTAATGATAATTTTAATTTAGAAGATAGTCACGTTATACCCGGATTAATACATAAATGTTATTTAGCTAAAAAAAATAATACAGAATTTATATTAAAAGGAACAGGAAAAGCACTAAGACAATTTATTTATAGTGAGGATATTGCTAAATTAATTATGAAAATAATAGAAAAAACACATTTTCCATATCCTAATATTATTTTGGCCCCAGAAGAAGAACAAAGCATAAATTGTATTGCTAATATAATAAAAACAACATTTAATATTAAAAATGAAATACAATATGATACAACATATAGCGACGGACAATATAAAAAAACTTCTTCTAATAAATTATTAAAAGAAGTATTCCCAGATTTTCAATTTACTGATATTGAAAAAGGTTTAGAAGAAACTATAAATTGGTTTAATAAAAATTATGATATTAGTAGAAGATAAATTATAAATAAGAGTTAAATTTAAAATATTATACTTGAATTAGATTATTAAAATTTAAGTTTTTATAGTTTTTCTAGTTTTAGGGTTTTACTCTTTTCATTGTTGTAGAGTTTCATTTTCATTTTCATTTTCATTTTATTTTGTGTTTGTTTCTTTTTCTTTATTGTAGTTTTCTTTTTCTTTTCTTTGTTGGGGATTTCATAGTAGAGGATTTCATTGTAGTTTTCTTTTTCTTTGATACGGATTTCATTGTAGTTTTCTTTTTCTTTGATACGGATTTCATAGTTGCGGATTTCATTGTAGTTTTCTTATTAGGTTTATCGAATACCTTATCTGATACTTTTAAAAATAATGGAATTTTATGTATTCCTTCTTTAGTCATATTTTCCATCATATATGTTAAACTTTCTAATTCATATATAGTAATATCTATTAATTCTTCACATTTACTTTCGAAAATTTGGTCTTTCATATTTAATATTTTTTTTACTAAATCAAAAATCTTTTGTTTATTTGTATTATCTTTTCTACCTCCTCCTCCTTGTCTAAATGGATTATTATTATTATTATTAGGTTGTTCTTTCATTCTACTCATCCCTTTTTCTAGTTTTGTTTGAAATGGTGAATTAGTAGAAGGACGTCTTCCCATTCTACTCATTCCACTCTCTAATCGTGATTGTTGCGAACGCATAGGACTAACTAATGGTTCTTGATTAACGTGTTGATTATTTAATACAAGAACTCCCGAAGGAATATTATCAACTGCGGATATACCTTCTGGTATAGGATAATGGACTTGTTCCCAACTATTATTATGTATTTCTTCTACTTTTGGAGGTGAAGAAGAAGGTTCCGTTTCTTCTACTGGTCCTGTTAAAAATCTTTGATTTCCTCTATTTGAGAAATTTCCCATTTCTCTCATATTTAAAAAACTCATTATATGTATCCATATTTCGGTTGGCAGTGTTTCCATTTGATGTAAGTCTTCTTTTATATAAGATAAATTATATAATCTTTCACCGCATAATAAAACGGCACTACATGCACCATATACGTGAGGTCTTTCTAATCTAAAATCAAATCTTGTTATTTGATAAAATGGTCTCCAAAAAAGTAATTTTTCAGATAATAATTCTTGGATTTGAGGGTAATTGTCTTTTAAAATAGTTTGTTCTTCTTGACTTAAATTTATTCTAGGGTCTGAACCATATTTTAATAATAATTCTATAATTTGAATTCTTACATTTATTTGTCTTTCTAAACTTTGTATTTGATATTGAGACACATTTCTTAATTTTTTCATACGTATTTTATCAATTATATATTTTACAAGTCCTTTTAAAATATCACGTATATTTGGGTCAACACCTATATTTAATAATTTTTCAATTATTATTAAATTTGGAATAGTATGATAACACGCAAACAATAATGAGTCCTCGTAAAGTGCTGGTCTTGCTCCATTTTCAATTATTATATCCAGAATTTCAATATTTTTGTTTATTTTATCATCTATTGGTGCATCTACCGGATATCTTAACATACCTTTACAATTTGCTCCATTTTCTATTAAAAAACGTAATACCTCTACTTTTCTATTAATAATAGCAGCAGTTAATGGACTTACTCCTCTTGTTTTGTCATTTATATCAATTCCCTGTTGTAATAATAAATCAACTAAAGAAATTATTTCTTCTTCCGAATGGAAAGATGAGTATATTGCTTCGTGTAAAGCATTAAAAGTAGGAGGTATAATTGCTCCTTTTTCTAATAACATTCTAACTACTTCGATTCTATGCGTTCTTATTGCTTCTATAATTAATTCTCCACCATTATAATTAATATCAATATTTTTTAATACAATCATATCTAAATCTTTTAAAACCCTCTCCGTTGGAAAAAGTCGCACACTTGTTAATAAATTATTAAACAAAATTATTTCTTTTCTTAACATTTATATAATTATATTATTTTTTTTTTCTATAATAATTTAATAATTTAATAATTTAATAATAAATTTTTGCAATTGTCATATGAGTTAATAATATCGCAATACCTATAAATACAATATTTTGAATATCACTTTTCTCATTTATTATAAACGAATTACTTAAATTATTTAGTGATAAACCTATTAATAAAAACACATATAATATTCTTCCCCATATATTCACTTCATTGAATCTTAATAACCTTATTATCGCAATAGGCAAATGAATAAATGATAAGTAATATAATATATGATAAAATGGACCCAATAAATAACCACTTAAAATTAATATACCAGACATTATTCTTTCTTTTTTACTAAAATAATATAACCAGGTAATAGTATGTAATAATAAAATAATGAAAAATATACAATATATTAAATTTGCACTATGTCTATTTTCATTTAAATAACTTATTACCTTAATATAAAAATTATAATTTTTCATTCCTACTAATGTTCCCATAAATACAGTTGTTCCATATCCAAAAAAATTATGATATGTATATGAAGTTCCTAATTTTAAATTTCTAGAAATAACTATTAAATCATTATTAAAATGATCTATAGATAAAGCAAGAAAAACTAATAATAATATACTCGGAAATACTTTCAATAAAGTAAAAAATACTCCAGATATTAATAAATAGGAATATGTATCACTTTCTAACTTTTTGAATTTAAAAATATCTAAAAACCCATGTGATATAACAAAAGAAGTTAAGAAATTTGTCATTATACTTTGTTGTATATCTAATTCTTCATTTAAATTAAACATTTTCATATTTATTTATTTAAATAATTACCCTAACTATTTAAATAATTATAAAAAAATGAATAAACTACAAAAATCATATAAGATATGTCGGAATATTTTTTACGAATATGCTAAAACTTATTATTTAGGAGCAGTTTTATTTGAGAAAGAAAAATTTAAACATATATGTGCTTTTTATGGTTTTGTTAGAGTTATTGATAATATTGTAGATTGTGATAAAAAAACAAATTTAATTAGGAAAAAAGAGATATTATTAGATTTAGAAACTTTATTTTTCACTATTTTCAATGAAAATAAAAATAATACCAATTTTGATAATTTAACTTATTTAGATAATTTTTCTTTAAAAAACAATGAAAATATTGAATTATTTTATAAAATATTACCGGCAATTATAGAATCATTTAGTAAAATTAAAATTAGTGAGAATTGTATTAGATATTTTTTTACTTCTATGAGAATGGATTTAGAAAAGTTTAGTTATAATACATACAGAGAACTAGAGGAATATATGTTAGGTTCTGCTGAAATTATAGGCGAAATTATGTTTTCAATTATGGATAATAAAGACCAAAGTGTTGAGATGTTAGATTATGCCTATAGTTTAGGTCGTGCTTTCCAATTAACTAATTTTATTAGGGATATTAGAGAAGATTATGAAATGAAACCTAGTAGAATATATATTCCAATAGAAGACCAAGAAGAATTTAAAGTATCTTTAGAATTTGATATACCTAAAATATTAAATAATACTATTATGAAAAATCAATTTAGTAATGTTAAAAAGTTAGTTAGTTATCAAATTCAACAGGCAAATAAATATTATGATTTCGCACAAATAGGAATTAATAGATTAGACGATAAAGAATGTATATACTTATCCAAAGTATTATATTCTTCTATTCATGATAAAATTATTGAAAATGATTATGATGTTTTTAAGGAAAGATATAAACTATCATTTTATGAAAAAATTAAAATAACATATAATATACTATCTTGGTATAATTTATACAAATTTATACTAAATTATATTTGGTATACATATTTCTTTTAGTATAACTCATTAAATTTAGTATAAATTTGTTTAGCATTCAAAAGTATTTAGACAAACACTCCCCCAAAGTTAATCTTTTTACTGGGTCATTTTCAAGTAAAGAAGAAATTATATTGTTTATCTGCTTACCTCCCCCTTTTTCCAAATTATAACAAGAATATGTTTTATTTTTTTTATATATATATTTAAGATAATGTAGAGTTCTTCCAAAACAATAACTATCTATTTTATATACTAATGTTCTATCTTGTCTGAAAGGAATTTTTCCATTCACCAAATAGGTGTCTTTTGCTTTAATTTTAGGTAACCACGGTGCAACTTCTTCTATATTAAAGAATTTTGGAAAATATCCAGGAGTGCCTCTAATTTTATGAACGTAATCGTCAAATGGTTCCATTGAAGAGAAACCGAAATCTATTAACCTAAATTCCCTTGTTAAAGTATTAACCATAATGTTTTCTGGTTTTATATCAAGATGGCAAATTTTCTTTTGATGAAGAAAACTTAGACCTTCCATAATTTTTTTACTAAATTCCAATATATCATTATAAGACCCCCAAAAACTGAAATCTTTTCTATCATTTATATCCATTATAGTATCATATAACTCTTTATCTCCTGCATTATTAATATAGAAACATTTAAGAGGCTCCCCGAATATTTTTATATTTTCGTGTTGAACTAACTTTTGTAAATGTATATAGAACTTATCTGTTGGTTTTATCAGAAATGTTATTTCGTCGGGTATAGAATAATGATTCTCATAACCCTCTATTTCTCTAATAATTGATAAATATTTAAATTCGTCGTGTCTATCACTAACTTTTGTAATTTTAAATAATTTATTTCTCTTTGCAGAAACAAACTTATTATATTGACCTTCTCCAAGAACTATTGAAGAACCTCCAGTTTGAACTAAATTATAACTCATTTTAAATATAAAAAAAAAGATTATTTAGAATCAATTTTTTACTTTATGAATATCTTACACTTATAAAACTTTGGAAATATTATTTTCTACTTTAACATCTTGAAAATGAATGAAGTTATTTAAAACACTCATTTTCGAAGAGTTATCAGTATACCAAATCAATTTTTCTCTACTGATTTCTTTTTTCTCATAAAATTTTATAGTTGTATAGATAGCCGCAATAATTGCTGTTTGATATGTGCTTCTTTTTGTCATTTCTAGTTCAAGAATCGTCATAGTAACCAAATCTAGAAGTATAGAATTCATCGAACCTCTATAAATAAAAGTGTATTCCAACTTAAGATTACACATAACGTCATATATCCATTCAACCATAATAGAGTATTCTCTAGAACTTATACTTTTCCCATTTATATTCAAATTCTGTATAGAAGTATAGTAAACTGTATCAATTCCTCTCTTCTCTACAATTTTGGTTGTATCTATTTCTCCTTCATTAAACAATAGTAACTGTCGAAAGTAATAATCGATAAATACTTCTGTATCTTCTTCTTCCAATATATATACAGGAGCAATAGGACTTGATTCTTCTCCAGAATCAATATTAATCCATCCCTGTGGAACTTGATTTACCAATTGCTCATATGCACATTTGAAAGTAGTTTCGCCCAGATATAATTCTTGTTCACTTACTTCATAGCATTGAACAATTTTATAATCTGTATTTTCTTTAGTTCTATTAATACTATGTATCATATACATAATAATCTGTTCTTTCCTACACATAGGACAAGAGTTCTTTTCTTTTAACCATGTAGAAATACACAATTTATGAAAGACATGTCCACAATTAGTGGTATGTGTTTCTTTTATATCAGTTTCTAAACAAATTGAACAAGTATTCATTTTTATTTAAACTATATAGAAAATGCTTATTCAATTTTATTATATAAAAATAATTTATTAAATCAATCTAAAGAAATATAGTTAAATATTTTTATATAAAAATGCCTAAACGTTCCTATGATTTATCTTTTGGTGTCAATACTGTTAGAAATAAAAAAGGAAAGGTAGATGAAGTGATTGACGAAGGAGAACCAGAAATGGTTGATTTAGATATTTTTGGTATGGGTGATTCTGTTTCTATTAGAGATAATCACATTTATTTTTATGGAAATGTAAATACTAAAAATGCGGTTAGAATTAATACTTCTATTAGAGATATTACTAAAAAACTATTAGCTGTTCAAACCGATTTTAATGTAGGAAATTTAAATATATATCTTCATATTAATAGTTTTGGGGGAAGTGTTTTCGCAGGTTTATCCATTATTGATACTATTATATCTAATCCAATACCAATTACTTCTATTGTAGAGGGAAGTGCTGCCAGTGCCGCTACTATTATAAGTGTTGTATGTTCTGAAAGAATTATTCGACCCAATTCTTTTATGTTAATACACCAATTAAGTAGTGGTTTTTGGGGTAAAATGGAAGAGATTAAGGATGAATTTATTAATTTAAAAAAACTAACTAAAAAAATAAAATCAATTTATAAAGAACATACAACAATAGAAAAAGAACAATTAAAAGGATTGCTAAAGAGAGATTTATGGTTAGATAGTAATGAATGTTTGGAATATGGTTTAGTGGATAAAGTCGAATAATATAAATAATAGGTTATAATATACTTGATTATAATACGGTTATAAATTACAAAAAATAAATATGTTATTATAAAATGAAATTTTATAATAAAATATTAAATATTCAAAGAAAAAAAACAAATAAATTAAAGAGAAAACTAAATAAATTAAATAAAAATTTAAGTTTATTGTCTATGGAAGAAAATTATAATATAGAAGAAAAATATAATAGGGATGATTTTACAGAAAAAATATATTTTATAAGTCAAATTATGAATAATTTAGAGAATTTTGTTGAAATGTTAAATTATGAAATTAAATATAAATTAAATAAAAAAAAAGAAAATAAACTTATAATTAAAAATAATGAAAAAATAAAGAAATTAATAGATTGTGATATTGAAGCACAAAGAATTATAGATAAATTTTTACCATTAATATTATATTATCAATTAATTAAATATTAAATAAAAAAAAATATTTTATTAATATAATAAAATGTTTATGTATAGACCTCCCAATAAATTAAAACAATTTACCAAAAAAAATAAAAATGTTAAAAATAAAAATGTTAAAAATAATAATAGTATTAAAAGTAATAGTAATAGTATTAAAAATAATAATAAATTAGTAAAAAATCCTAGTTTTGCGGCTAAATTAGGTGTTTTTATGTTACAAGGCATAACAGAAGAAATACATTTCGATAAAGTAAAGGGTTTTTCAAATAAACATATTAGTGTTTATGGAGTATTACCATATTTACACATGAATATTACAGAAAATGATTTTAAAAAACTTATGGAAGATAGTGCCAAAAATGATAAAGCATATAGTAGAATTTTATCAGACAAATGTAATAGTAAAAAATTAGATAAAAAATTAGAAAAAGTTAAATTTCAATGCGAAAAACAATTACACTCTTCTATAATGGCACTTAATTTAAGTGTTATAGATTCAATTAATGATAGATATAAAATAAGAAAACAAGGACAAAAAAATTTAAAAAAAATTTTAGGTTTTATGAATTGGCAAGTAAAAAATAATATTATTCCTGTATCTTCACTTGAATGGTCAAAATAAATAAGTTCATTTAATTATACTTTCATTTAATTATACTCTCATTTAATTATACTTTCATTTAATTATACTCTCATTTAATTATACTTTCATTTAATTATACTCTCATTTAATTATACTTTCATTTAATTATACTTTCATTTAATTATACTTTCATATTTTTTCATAGTAATATATTTTAAATATTTTTGATAAATATCTTTATTAAATTTATTATCTAAATCATTCTTATTAATATAAATAATATCACTTGATTTAATATATTTCTTAGGTTTTTGTTCCTTTACTTTTTCTATAAAAGGCGCGTCTACTTTCTTAATTAACTCATAATTTTCTCTAAATACCCTATTAATAAAGGTTTGTGCCTTTTCGATATGTAATATCTCCCTCGCACCAGTAATAATAACACTCCCACTCTGAAAAGCAGCAATAGTAATCTTCTTACAATCCCCATTTCCATTACCCTTCCCTTTACCTATACATTTCTTAGTACAATAACATTTCCCTTCATATTCATATCCCACATAATCCTTATTCCAATAATATTTACTATTAACTCCGGGATAAATACCAGGTTCATATCTAGTAACTATATTATATTCCTTGGAAAGTATAGAGAATAAATTATTACGTTTAATTTTGAAGTTAATATTAAAATCACTATTGATTAAAACTATATCAATATTCTCTATTTTAATAACCGATAAATCCTCAATAGATTCCGCATATATACCAATATCTTCTCCTTGCTTCTCGTATATAATTTTGTATAATTCTTCTCTTAATAATATTGGTTTATTATCCTTATTTAATTCATAAAATTCTTCGTCAATATATTGCTTATCTGTTAATTCCAAATAATATTTAATAAGTTGCGAATCTAACAAATATTTAATTGGAATAATACCATTTGTTTTCTTCAATTTTTCCAGAATCAAATTCAAAGCTTCCTCCCCATCTGCCTTTTTTTTAACGCCGGTCATTTGTATTTTCCCATTACTAAATATCTTAATATTTATATTCTTTAATGGATTCAATTTCACAATAATAGTTGCCTGATTAAAGAATGGTCTATTATTTTTTTTAATATTAATACTTTTAACTGGTTTATCGCCATAAACCATTGAAAAAATTTTACTATCTAATTGGAAATAACGACTTACTACCTCCAAATTTATATTACAATTAAAACTAGTTATCATAGTCATAGTTGAAATTCTATATTTTGTAGGTTTCGGATAATCAGTTACTTCCTTTTTTTTAAAAATATTTTCTTTCTGGATTTGCTTTCCTTCTTCAAGAAAAATATCATTATATAGGTTATTATATTTATTCATAAACATTTCCATTGTGATTTATTAAACTTATTTAAATTTACTTAAATTCTTTAAATCAATTTTATATTTTCATTTTAATTTCTAAATAAATAATATATGGAAATAAATACACAGTCTCTTTCCCAAAAAACAGTAAAAATACTATCACAAAAAATCAGTCTAGATTGGATCCATCCATATAAAAACTCAAATACCAGTAAAAGTATTGGTACAGGATTTTTCATTAACGATAAAGGTTATATACTAACTTGTAGTCATGTTGTAGAAAACGCAAAAAAAGTATATATCCAAATACCGAATTATGGTAAAGAAAAAATAGAAGTTGATATCGTTGGATTATGTCCTGATTTAGATATTGCACTCTTAAAAACTAAAAATTATAAAAATACAGACTATTACGAATTACACGACCAACAAACAATTTACGATATTAAACCAGGAAGCGATGTATATGCCATAGGTTTCCCTCTAGGACAAGATAATATTAAATATACTAAAGGTATTATTAGTGGAAGACAATATACACTAATACAAACAGATACACCTATTAACCCAGGGAATTCAGGTGGACCATTATTACTAGATAATAAAGTTATAGGTATTAATTCGTCGGGTATATTATTTGCTAATAATGTTGGATATGCTACACCTATTTCTTATTATTATTTAATAAAATCACTTTTAGAAAATAATAAGGATAAAATGATTAAGAGACCATTTTTAGGTTTATCTTATCAAAATACCAATAAACCTTTATTGGATGTTAAAAGTTGTAAATGTGAAAATGGTATATATGTAAAGGAAGTTTTTAAAGGTAGTCCTATTTCAAAATCCGGATTAAAGAAAGGAGATATTATATGCTCTATAAATGGTATAAAAGTTGATAATTTCGGTTTATTTGATAAGGAATGGTTTAATGAAAAAATGAAACTTAGTGATATTTTGAAAATGGTAAAAAATAATGAAATGATAAATATAGAATATTGGAGAGGAAAGAAATTACATAAAAAGAAATTTAAATACAATAATTTCGAATTAATAATTAATAAAAAATATGAATTATATGAAAAAAAAACTATAGATTATGAAGTATTTGGGGGATTTATAGTTATGGAATTAACTGAAAATCATTTAGATAAAATTATAAATAAATTGAATTTAAGCGACGCTTCAAAAATTACTAATCGTATAAATAATATAATGAAATACTTAAATAATGAAAATAAAACAGAAAAAAAACTTATTATAACACACGTTTTCCCTAATAGTACTTTAGCAAACTTAGAAGTTCTGGATGAATATGATATTATTGAAGAAGTTAATGGTAAAAAATGTAAAACTTTAGAAGATTATAGAAAAGCAATGAAAAATACTACCAAAATTAAAGGGAAAAAATATATAGAAATTATAACAGAAGTTAATAAAAGAGTCGTTCTACTTATATCAGAACTTATGGAAGAAGAAGTAGTTTTCTCTGAAACATATAAATATAACCTTTCACACCTTTATAAAAGTTTTTCGACGGAAAAAAGCTTAAAACAAAAAACTAAAAAAAACTTTTCAATGAAACCAAAAAAAACTAAAAAAAACTTAATAAACAAAAACAAAAGTAGTAATCAAAACAATAATATTATAAATAAAAAAATAGTTAGAAATATCTAACATTTTTTTAATATTGTATCTGACTTATTTACAAAGACATAGGAAGGTTTGATGTGTTGTGCCATAGATATTCCAAGTCACAACCAATCATCATACATTCCTTATGTCTTTTCTCGCATAGATCAGTTTTGTATTGTATCGCATATGGATCAGGACACTTTTCTGCCCATTCATCATATTCCTTTTGTTCCCTCTCTCTTTCTGTTTGTTCTGCTTCTTCAGAATCCACAATATTTCGAGTTCCCTCAATCATTTGATAAAAAGGGTCTGTTGCTCTACATTCTGCTTCATCGATTACAATAAATAACCATTGAAACAGTTTTCTGTCTTGTTCGTTTTCTACATCCGAAAACTTTTCAACCAAATTGAATAAGTTTCCTTTTGTTCCTTCAGATAGAAGTGTATATTCATCTTGAACTATATCACTTCTTGCTACTTCTTCTTTGTAAGAAGTTTGCATTGCGATATCTGACAATTTTGTTGGTATTTGAACCAATATTTGTTTAGTCATTTTTCTAATTATCTATTCCAGAAAATTAAATATCAATTTTTTATATGTAAAAAGTAAAATAATTATATTAAAAATAATTTATTTTTTTGTAAACTATATAAAGAAATCACGTAAAAATAAATTATATGTTTAAAGGATTATCACATTTAACTAAAGTAAAACCAACAAATTTATTGCCTAAACTAAAACCGACTTCTTCTATATCACCTAAAATAGAAGAATATATTTATAAATTTAAAATTGTTAATGATAGTAACCCAGTACCAGCAATTATAAATGGTGTAGCTCATTATAAAGGTGAATATCAAGAAATTATATCTCCATATGATAAAGATTATTATAGTGCTAAATTCCATTATACTCCTAGAAATTTATTAAATGAAGGTTTACAATCATTTCCTGAAGCAAAAAAACATTGGAATCATATGGGTATTGATAAAAGATTAGAAGTTTTTTTAACAGCAGCAGACAAAATAGAAAATAAATATTATGATAGGTTAATTGCTGCTACTATCTTAGGTCAAAATAAAACACCTTACGAGGCAGAACTAGATATTATTTGCGAATTGGCAGATTTCCTTCGTTTTAATGTGGATTACGTCCAACAAATATATAAAAAACAACCTATTAGTCCAGAAGGAACCAAAAATATTTCACAATATCACCCTTTAAACGGTTTTGTCGCAGCAGTAACACCTTTTAACTTTTCCGCAATTGCTGGAAATATGGTAACGAGTGCTTTAATGTTAGGTAATAGTGTTATTTGGAAACCGAGTGATAATGCGGTGTTATCCAATTTTATGATATGGGAAATATTAGTGGAAAGTGGTATGCCACCTGAAATATGTAATTTTATTCCTATGGAACCAAATGAATTTATGAATGAAATTAAAAATAGTAATAAATTGGGAGGTATAACATTCACAGGTAGTAGTGAAGTATTCGAGAATATATATGAAAATGTAGGGCAAAATATTAGAAAATATGATAATTATCCTAGATTAATTGGAGAAACCGGGGGTAAAAATTTCCATTTTATTGATACCATAGATTTACAAGATGAGGAGTATATAAATCATATTGTAGATATGACATTTGAGAGTGCCTATAATTATTCAGGGCAGAAGTGTTCTGCGTGTTCGAGAGTATATTTACCTGAAGATTTATATCCTATTTTCAAAGAAAAAATGATTAAAAAATCTGAAGATTTATTTAATAATGTTATGAAAGGTGATATTAATTACGGTTTAATTAATAAAACTTCGTTCCTAAAAGGACAGAAATTAATAGAAAATATATTAAAAGATAAAGAAACGGAATTAGTATATGGTGGTGCTTTTAATAATAATAAACATTATTTAATGGAACCTGTTATGATTAAATGTAATAATCCGAATCATAGTATATTCCATGAAGAATATTTCCTTCCTTTACTCGCAGTTTATACATATAAAACCGAAGATAGAGTTGATACATTAGATATATGTAGAAAAAATAATAATAATTATTGTTTAACTGGGTCAATTTTCAGTAAAAATAAAGAATTCGCACAAACTGCCGACGATGTATTGAAATATAGTGCGGGAAACTTTTATATTAATGATAAAAGCACCGGAGCAGTAGTAGGACAACAACCTTTTGGGGGTTCTGGTAAATCGGGGACAAATGATAAAGCAGGGGATATCAATGTTTTATATAGGTATATGAATCAAAGGAATATTAAAATAAATGAACGTTTTACAAGTTATGAGAATTATTAAATATGAGAATTATTAAATATGAGAATTATTAAATATGAGAATTATTAAATATAAGAATTAACAAATATTTAAAAAATTGATTTTCAATAAATAGATAAAGAAAAATGAAAATGACACTTTCACAAATTGAACGAGGAACATTACAACTTGCTAGGAATATTATTTATATTCCTAATAATTTGAAAAAAAAAGTAATTACATATCCAAGGGGGTATCAAATTGAAAGATTACCAATTAAAGATTTGACAAAAAAAGAACAAAAGGATATTGTTAAAATGAATTTTGTTTCTTATTAAGTTAAATTAAGTTAAATTAAGTTAAATTAAGTTAAATTAAGTTAAATTAAATTATATTTATTATTATTTATCTTTTTATTTTTTTATTTTTTTTACAACTTTTCTTTCTATGTTTTTTATTACATTTATTTTTTAAACTTTTGATAAATTCAGTAGAAATTTTATTAATATTTTCAACTCTAAGATTTTTTTTTGTAAATTTTTTTTTAGATAACCAATATAATAATTCTTTTTTAATTTTAGTAGGTATTTTTTTATTATCTTTCATATAATAAGATAATATAAAAAAATTGAATTAATATAGAAACATTTAATTTAACAAAATGAACACTATACATAGTTTAGAAAATATAGGTGGTAATCTTATTACCAATCAGTATTATAAATGGAATGAAGAAAATACAATGCGCGATTTAAAAGAGGAAGATTATAACATAGTAATTACCGATAGTGATACAATAAAATTAACTTTTCCCTTAGGAATAAATGGTATTATCTCCACTGTTCGCAGTTTTAAAAAAAATGATAAAATTAATTTAAAAAATGTAATAGATATAATTAATGACTATTATAGTAAAGAGATTTCAAAAGAAGAAAAAGAGATATTAAATGAACAATCCGAAGAAGATTTATCAATCTATTCTTTAAGAATAGAACTTTTAGATTATAGTAATTTATGCTTCTTTCAAGGTATTGAAGAATACCAAGGGGTATATAATATATTACTAGGTTCTTAGTTTTATAAATATAAAAAGGAATATTTTTTTTTATTTTATTTTATATATATATAAATGGGAGGTTATAATTCATATGACATACTTATTGATAATCCTAGTAATATTTTTCCTTCAGAGGAATTAGAACCTAAAATAAAAAAATATTTATGGAATACTAAACTTAGGGTTATCACGCCATCGGGAAAGATTACTGGTATAGGAAAGGATGACGGTTATGGAAATGTAACAGTTGGTAAAAAAACATATAATATTATTTATTGTCAAAAACTTAGGGGTAAAAGAAATTATTCTTGTTCATATATAAATGAGGAAGAAAACCCGAATAAAGGAGTAATGATACACGACTTAGTATATAAATACTTAAAAGAACATAATTTATATAGTAAATTAAAAACAAATTATAATTTGTATGACGCATTAATTGAATTCGTAAGTAATCCAAAAAGAGATACTGGATTAATGGGTAAATATAGAAATTCTCAAGATATTTTTATAGAATCTGAAAATTATCAACCAGATACAAGATCACAAGAAGAATTTGATATGATACGAAAAATTAGAGGGGATACTTTAGCAAAAATGAAAAAATTAGGTTGGGAAAAAATAAATAAAAATGAATGGATACGTGTAGATAAAGATACAATAATAGAGAATAAAAATGATTCTATGTTAGTAGATCCTAAAATAAATTCTGAAAATAAAGCAAGAATTCAAAAACTTGTAGATTTATTTATAAAATATACACTTAGAAATAAAAAATAGTATAATAAATTTTATTATTATAATATAAATGAACCAAAAATTTCAACCTCCCTTAATGTCCGCAGTAGATATAGTTAAAATACAACTTGAAGCAATGAAAAACAATAAAAGAGGAAGTGGTATTAAAAAAGCATATTTTTATGCTTCTCCCGATAATAGAAATGCGACTGGACCATATTCAGAATTCAGTAAAATGGTTAGAAATAATACATATCGGCATTTATTAAATTGTTTACAATATAAAATTTATCAAATAAAATATTCTAAAAATGATTTGAATTTTAATTGTCTTGTAGAAGTAATAAGTAATAAAGATAATAGAAAATATATTTATAAATTTGAATTAAGTAGGCAATTTGATTTTTTAAATAATATGGCTTTATACGACGATTATACTGAAATGTATTTAAATTATTATTGGAGAACAAATTCTGTATTATTAGTAAAAATTAAAGATAATATAGAAAAATTTAAAAAAAAATCTAAGAAAAAATCTAAGAAAAAAGAAAAATTTACTAATAAAACAAAAAATATATATAATGATAATATTTCAGTATGTTCATCAAATCCAATGACCGGATATTTCAGAGACGGAATATGTAATACTGATGAAACTGATAGTGGGACTCACGTTGTTTGTGCTAAGGTAGATAAAGAATTTTTAAAATTTACGAAATCAAAAGGTAATAATTTAAGCACTCCTAGTGGTCCAAGTTTTCCAGGATTAAAAGAAAATGATAAATGGTGTTTATGTGCTTTAAGGTGGAAAGAAGCTCAAGAAAATGGAAAAGCACCTAAATTAGATTTGAAGGCAACAAATAAAAAAGCTTTAGAATATATTGATATGAAAATGTTAGAAAATTATAAAATATAATTATAATCTAATAATATTGATAAAAATCTAATAATATTGATTAAATAATTCTCTTTCTTTAGGTTTCCCCTTGAAATTGGGAATAAATGGTATTTCTATTATTTTATCAAAACCTTCTTCTAACTTAGGTTCTTCATAGAATTTAAAGTAGGAATGAATTACTACATCACCTAATCTTTTTGTTTTTTCAACTTTACACCTAAAATTATTAAGAAAGAAACTTTGTGTTTTATCTACATTTAATTTTAGAAGTAAAACTTTTTCTTTTGATTTATTTTTTTTCATTAAATCTAAATAATCTTTTCGACTTGATTTCTTAGAATGTGTATTATCTATAATAATTCTTTTTTCTCCTAATTTCAGTAATCCGTCAAACATTTTCAAACATTTATTTTTAGTTTTATATGTATCCATATTAATAATATCTGTATAACCAAACTCATTCAACATTCTATGAGCCAAAGAACTTTTACCCGCACCAGGTGGTGCTAATAACATTACAATATTATATTTACTTATTTTTTCCCAATTAATATATTGTTTTTCTAATTTACCGTCTTTATCTTCTTTCATAAAATTTGTTTCAAATGTTTTCTCTATTAAAAATGCCCTATGGTCGTCTTCTTCGAAAAATTGTTCTGGTGTCATAAATTTAATTTTACAATTCAGAGCAAACATACGGTCACTACAAGAAAAGTCTTTCTTTCGGTCAATAATCGAGAAATCTTTATGTGTTTTAGTTCTCCCTGCGGCGTCACCTACATAAAAACTGTTTTTTACAGAAGATTCATAAGATTTCAATTCACAAAAGAAATCCATTAAACCGGTGTTAGGTTTCCGGCAATAATCTCTCGCAGTTGAAATAAAGAATTGAACTGGGATACTATTTGCTTTAAAAACTTGGTCATAAAGTGTTTGTATCCTATATAAAACAATTTCCTTTTTTTCCGGTTTATTTATTAAATCGTCTTGATTTGAGAAAACTAGGATAATGAAACCCTGTTTATGTAAATCTTTCATTTTTTCAATTATATTATCAAAGACATAAATGAAATCATTTTTATCTTTTGGGTGTGTTCTATTCCCTTTGGGTTTAATTAAAGTATGGTCTAAATCGAAACTGGCGATTTTATTTTTTTTAGATGTATTATCGGTTTCTTCCGAATATAAGATAGATCCATTAATATTCCATTTTATAGTCATTTTTAATAAGGATAGATAAAAAAAAATTTAATCAATTTTATTATTTTTCCCATAAAAATTTATTATATTTAAAAAATAAATACATTGAGTAAAAAATTACTAAAATCAAAATGATTTATGAACTTACAACAATGGCAGCAACAGGAGTCCTTCTTCTAATGGGAGTATACGAATGTCCGGAAGGACATCGTTGCGTTCATTATAGAGGAGGTAGTCTTCTAGATGAAATTGCGGATCCAGGATATAATTACAGAATGCCCTTTATTACCAGGGCAGCAGAGATTCAGGTAACTTGGGATAATGATCACGTATCAGACGTTATATGCGGGTCAAGTCAAGGAGGGAGTGCCTTTCTAGATATTGAAGTAGTTAATAAACTTCGAGGTACGGATGAATGTATTCTTAAAGTTGTTAAGGAACATACGAGATATTACGACAAGGCTTTGATTTACGATTATATTCCTTCGGAAGTAGCGCAATTTTGTAAGAATTACACTCTTAACGATATTGTGATTCGCGAATTTGACAAATTGGACGAGGTTCTTCTTGATAAATTGAGGAAAAATATCGATTCTTATGGACTCGGTGATTGCCTTGAAATTAAAAATGTCAGGATTAATCGCCCAAAGTTGAATGAGCAAATGCGAAAGATTTTCGAATCAATTGAAAATGAAGAAAAAGCAAAGGAACTTACAGAACGTAAAAAGGAAACTGATAAGGTTATTTTGGAAAAACAGCTTCAAAAGGAAATTATGGAAAAAGAAAGGGAAAAGAAAACAACCGAACTTGATATGGAAATTCAATTGTCTAAAGCGCGAGCTATGGCAGAGAAACAACATATTCAAGATAGGATGATTTTGGACACCAAGCGAAGTGAAGCAGAAGCAGAAAAGATTGGTTTGATTAAAAAATCGGAAGGGTATAATACTCTTCTTTCCAATCCAGATTATATCAAATTGGAAACTATGAGGTCAACCTATCACAATTCTAAAATTGTGATTGGGGATATCCCAAAGAATTCAATCTTTAACTTCGACTTTCCTAAAGCACAAAATACAAATCCATTTAGTCTACTGAATGATACTGATTACGACAAAGGTAAATAAATATTATAATGTTATATCTAGTATCATTAAAAAAAAAATTGATTTTTATTTTTCTGTAATACAATTATTGGGTCACCTCATAATAGATAGGGGGGTAAAGCAAATACACCAATTTGTGACTCGGAGCAAAGCTGATATGTGAAAGACTATCAGAGTGTTAGAATAGAAAAAGAAAATTATAAATTTACTTCTCTACAGATTAGAGTTTTTTTTTTATTTTTCATTTTTTTTATTTTTCATTTTTTTTTATTTTTTATAAAGACATTTTTTTCCCATAAAAATTTATTATATTTAAAAAATAAATATTAATATATTATAAATGAGTAATATTCAAATAACAGATCAAGATTGGGAACCTCTCATTCTTAGACGAAAACAACAAAAAACTAAACAAGACAAACAAAAAGCCGAAAGAAACGGTAATACAGAAATTAAAACAAAGAATACCAATAAAGGTGAAAATGATTTAATGAGAAAATTAGATCAAGATATGGATAATTTAAAAGTGGAAACCGTTAATAAGAGTATTTCCAAGACTATAATGGAAACAAGGAGTGCTTTAAAAATGAAACAGAAAGATTTAGCGAATAAAATTAATGTTCAACCTCAAGTAATTCAACAATATGAAAATGGGAAAGCAACCCCTGATATTAAACTTTTACAAAAATTAGAAAGAGTATTGAAATGTAAATTAACCGGTAAAGGTTTTACAAAATAAAAATATAAAATATATTAATATAATAAATGAATGAAATAAGAATATCGAATTTTAATTCCAATACGCCAAGAGCAAGAGATTTAATTCTTAATAAATATAATACATTGTTAGATCATGAAAGTTATAATCCATCTTTTCCTGGTATTTGTTTAATAATTGAAAATAGTACAAATTTAACATCTTTGGAAAATTTTTTTTACAATTCCCCAAATTTAGATTATTTATCAATTGAATTTCAAAGAAATATAAAAAAAATAATTTTGGATAATAATATCGAATTAAATAGTCTTCATAGTTTATCCAAAATGTCTGGACCGAGATGGGTGCGCTTGTTTTCAAATTATAATATAGAAGAGTTGGTTATCAAAGGGAACCATAAAATAAAAGCTCTTCCGCTTAATTTTGGTTATAAAGAAAATAAAATTAAAAGAATTGAAATAAGCTCTATCGATACTAAACTTTTTAGTTTATCAAATGATATAGGAGACCTACGAAATCTTAAAGAATTGGTATTTGAAAATTTAATAATAAAAGATAGTTTTCTTATTTCTTATTTAAATATTGAAACTTTAGAATTAATTAATTGTAAACATAGATCTTCTAAAACATTTAATAATTTTGTTTTTAAATTTGAAGGAAAATTGACTCGTTTAAAAAATTTAAAAAAATTAACAATATCAAGTAAATTCACAGAACAAGAAACACATAATTTTTACCACATCCTCTCGCAGTTCCAATGGCGGTCAGGAGGCAATAAAGCCATCCAATATAATAATAATATAGACCTCTTTGAAGCGGGGTTGAAAGATAGAATAGAGAGTGGAACCAATCTAACTATTTATTCCCCTAAACAAATTAAAGCTATATTAAGTATGAGACATCTAACTTATTTAGATATTTCCGGATTATTAACTATAAATAGTATACCTATTCCGGAAGGTTCTTTACCGTCTTTAAAAGAATTAAAAGTTAATTTTATTAGATTTAAAAGAGATTCTTTATTTTTGTTAACTCTTAAAAATATTTATAATATCGAAGTTCTTAGTCTAAATGAATGTCAATTATTAGAATTTCCAAATATTTTTGATTTAGTTAATCTAAAGAAATTATCACTATCTAAAAATGAAATAGAAATTATACCTGAAGAATTAGGAACTTTAACAAAATTAGAAGAATTAGATTTAAGTTTTAATAAATATACTAGTTTGCCCGAAACACTCGGAAACTTACATAGTTTAAAAATTTTAAATTTAACAGGTTCTCCAATATTAATATTACCTGCTAATTTACATAATATTGAAAACATAATATCTGAGGATTATAGAGAATTATTAACAAATTTAGGAGAATTAACTACTAGTAATATACAATATAATCAACATAATCAACATAATCAACCACAAATAAATAATATTTTAACAACTGTATGTCCTAAACTAAAATTACTGGATAAAGCGATGATTGAGAATAACAATAAAAGTTCGGAATGTCGTAACTTTAATTTTAAAAATAAAAATACCTCTGGGAAATTTATTTCTACAAATACAAATAAATTTAGTACTCAAATAGGACTTTATTTCGAACCCAAAGAAACTAACTCTTTCTTTCAACAAACACTGGACTTATTAGTAGATGCGAGGGTATCCCCTGTAGCTAATAGGAATAATTTAACAACTCTTAAAAGTGATATTATGTTATTGGGAAATTTTTTTGTACGTATAAATGGTGACGACGGAATAGACGCGGGTGGACTTTATAGACAATTTTTATCAGATGTTAATATTGAATTTAATGATAAAAAGTTTTTTAATATAATTAATGAAAAAATTATAAAAAAAAGAGGAAGTGAATCTGTTGGAGATTTAATTTATATGATGATAATGTTATATAATACAGGAGAAGGTGAATTTAAAAGTGTTTTTACTTTTGGTCATGCTGTTAATATTTATCTTGGTATATATCCTGATAAAAATATTATGAAATCAAATTGCGTAGGTAAAATTAAATTAGAGATTATAGTTAAAGATTTTGCCATAAATGTATTACGTGAAAATAAAAAAATATCTAAGCTTGATTACAGAAATCCTAGACTTATGACTTATTTATGGTTAATGGTTAAATATATAGAAGAAGATATGACTTTAATTGAAAATGGATTTTGTTATAAAATTTACTCATATAATTTAGGAGATATAGAACACGAAAATTTTTATGAATATGTTTTTAAAGGGGTAGAATTAAAAACTCTTCCAAGAGAAACAGAAGCAGGAGAAGGGGCAGGGGCAGGAGCAGGAGCAGGAGCAGGAGAAGGGGCAGGGGCAGGAGAAGGAGCAGGAGCAGGAGCAGGGGCAGGGGCAGGGGCAGGGGAAGG